AGGCTTGTTGTACCACAAGCAGGAACAGTTGACGTTGAGAGTCTTGTAAAAGCATTGCATGAAGGGATGGAACAACATGAGTTGTCTATTACCACAAGAACTAATTGACCAAGTACGTCATCAAACCGACGTTGCGGTTCGTATGTACGGGATAGACTGTACGATATTTATACCGACGAACCTAAACGAGATTGATGAGAACACCGTGTACACAACGTATGAAGAGTATACGTACATTGCATATGCAGCGAAGGTGTTCGTTGAATGGTCTCCGAATCAGCAGCGCTTGAGACAGCTTGGGTTACACATGGAGAAAGAGCTTCCTATCATTGCGTGGTTTGAGAATAAGTTTTACATAGAGGGAGCGAGTGACCCAGAGATTGATGTAGATATTATCCAAGGAAGTTATTTTGTTCTTGGTATCCAGTTTATACCCGACCGTATGGATACGGAGGAATTTGAAATTGTTGACCTTATTATAAAAGGGATGCTTGATAAAGTCACCTTGAAGGCATATAAGATTGCGCCGAGAAGGGTAAAATAACATGTTCAAATGGATTAAGCGTCGCATCGAGCGGAAGCGCACGATGGAACAGAACACTCGTGAAGACAGTTTGAAATTAACATTAACGCAGTTACGTGAAGTGATGTTGGCTATTGATGATTATTTAACGACCGACAAGAACTTATCACGGCAACAAAGGCGCCAATTTTGGAGCGACTTTAGAAAGTATGACCAGGTGCGGAATGATGTATTCGATGAGTTACTTAATGGTGGCGGCCTTGAAAAAAGAATTGAGGAGATAACATGCCAGACAAAAAAGTAGTGAGCAACTTAACCGAAGTAGTACCCGAAGGTACATCGTACAAGGCGAACGAGGACAAGGACGAAGAAGAGAAGAAGGTTCAGGACTTAACAGAAGTAAAACCCGTAACACCTGGGAAGCAAGCGATATGTGGTTAGGAAGAAAGAGTAGAAGAATGGACATTAACAAGATGAATAATAAATCAGTAGGCTATGTTGGGGAGTCCGTTTGGAATGCATACGTTGAGGCACGATGTCTTAATAGTAACATCGAGCCTGAACATTTCTTTGATAGGTGGATGGAAGATGAAGCACCGTGGTGTAGCGATGAATTTCGCCAGGAAGTGTTTTCAGTATTTGTAAAGAGTTTGCAATTATACAGCGGGGGTTGTCGGTAATGGCTGATACATCTTTCTTATATGTAATCGACGAGGGACTTAGAGCGCTTCTTTATATGAAGTTTAAAGATTCTCTCGGCCTCGGCACACTACAGGGTGATACCGCATTTTATCCCCGAGAAGTAGCGATGCGTAAGATTGCTGACCGTCGTGGGAAAGTAGCGATGGAGTTCTTAAATCTGTGGCGCACCTCGACGAACATAGACTGGTCTCGGCAGAGAACGGGAACTGCACGTAATGGATTCCTTATGAAGTTCGATACTGTCGAGAAGAAAGATATTATACGTACGTACGCAGTTCCTGTTGATTTGCGATATGATTTCTGGGCGTGGTCAAAAGACCCAGAGAAATTAAATAAGGTAACTGAGTTGTATTTGTTTTGGCAACAGCGTAATCCGAATTTAGATTTATTATATAACGATGAGTACCCGCTCGAGCTTGATTTGCACTTTGAAGATGTAGGACATGAATCACCTGTGGATGCGATGTATGACGCTGGTCTTTACTACGTGAACAGATATTCAGTGAAAGTAGACGGATGGGTATTCACTGACGATACAGTTAAGACGGTTCATAAAATCGTACTCACGATTTGGATTGATAATAGGGGTGCAACCGACCCTGAATTTGTTTCTCGTGAAGAGTACATACTGACAGGAGATAGTTAATATGTTAGACGAATTGTATGACAACACAAAATCCTTTGCGCAGGGTGAGGATATCGTTAACGTTTTTGAAGGTCTTACGATGGCTCAGATGCGTGCTAATATTTCAAGTCCTGATATACGTCCTGGTCTTTTTGACGGAACGGTAGATGGGTGGCTTGATAGGATTACTCACTGGGGAAAGCTCAAGATTACCTGGAACAACCCTGAATCGTTCGGGAATAAGAAGCTTACTCGTGCGCAACTTGTCACGCATCTCATTGACCCGCATCTAAACAAAGCGTTTGGAGAGTTTAAGAATGAACGTAAGGACGTTAATAAACTTCTCATCTATCGAGACTACATGGGACTTAACGGTAAAAAGTATACCGATAAATTTACTATACACATTGAATTGAAACCCGAACTTAAGAAAGCTATGAAATGATTAAGAAGGAGGTAGGTTATGGCATTTTATCTTAGCCCTGGAGTTTATGTTCGAGAAAAGGATATCTCGGGTATAATTCCAAACATTTCGTCAACGTCTGCAGCTATCGTTGGTTATTCTGCCAAAGGTAACGTAGACAACACTATCCTTGTAACAAACACGCAACAGTTTATTGAAGAGTATGGTGAACCCGTTGTTGGTCAGTACTTTCATTACTCTGCGCTTGCGTTCCTAGCGAACGGTAACACGTTGTATTGTAAGCGTGTTCATAATGGAGCGCTCTATGGTGGAGTGAAAGTAATTTCAGATGGCGGAACAGGGAACACCGAAGGTCTTGCTGCGGGATTCTCGACACCTACATTTCAAGTAAACTCTGCGGAAGACATCTTGTTTTACGTCTTCGCAAAAGACCCAGGAACATGGAACAACAGTCTTAAAATTACTATCGAGAATATTGACGTTACCGAACTTACGTTTGATATCGCTGTATATTCTACAGATGTTGATGGTAATGTATCAAAAGTTGAAAGCTGGACGGTCTCACGACAAGAGAAGCTTGATGGATTCGGGCGTCAGCTGTATCTTGAAACGAGAATCAACGGCTACAGTAAGTATATTGTTGTTGCGGATAGTACGATTGTAAACACCACGCTTCCTGGAGAGGCAGCAACAGCAGTTGCTGTTACTGGTGGAACGAACGGAAACGCTACAACAAGTTCAGAGATTGTTGCTGGTTGGGATGCTTTTCTTAACCCAGATGAAGTTGATGTACGTATTCTCATCAACGCTGGTGAAGCATCAGTAGAGGTTCACGGAAAGATGAAAGACATCTGTGAATCACGCAGAGATTGTTTCGCAGTGTTAGACCTACCCTACAGTGCGATATCTTCTGTAACGAATATGGTGGACTGGAGAAATACTGTACAGAACATCAATTCAAACTACGTAGGATTGTATGCTGCGTGGGCGAAAGCGTATGACTCATTTAATGATAAGATTGTGGAACTGCCACCATCGGGATATGTAGCATCGATGTATGCGTACAACGACTACATTTCTGACCCGTGGAATGCTCCTGCTGGATTCAATCGTGGAATCCTCAGCGTGCTTGGTTTCACCAGTATCTTTACGCAAGGTGAACGTGACACATTGTATTCTGCACAGATTAATCCGTTGCAGACGTTCCGTGGTGAAGGTAATGTTATCTGGGGTCAGAAGACGCAGCAAGTAAAAGCGTCGGCTCTTGATAGAATTAATGTTCGTCGTTCGCTTATCGTGATTGAGAAATCAATCGCAGCGCAACTTCGTAGTTATGCATTTGAACCGAACAACGAGATTACACGTTTCCGTGTAACGGCAACTATCGAAGAGTATCTTGATAGACTGTCAGCTCGTGGTGCATTCCAAACGGAGTTGGGTGATAAGGGTTACAGAGTTATTTGTGACACAACTAATAACACACCAGCGGTTATTGATGCGAATGAACTTCACATCGACGTATTCTTGAAACCTGTGCGCTCTGCAGAGTACATTCAGCTGCAGACAATCATCACGACGACAGCGACAAGTTTTGAAGAATTAATTAGCCGTGGTTTGTTATTCTAAAGAAAGAAGGTTACCAATGGGATTTAGTGGTGCTGAACAGCAAATAATTATTGAAACGGGAGAGTCAGTAGGTTACTGGTGGATTCCGATTCTTGCTGCCAGCATTACTGCCCTTGGTGGAGTTATTGCAGTGATAGTTGGAACTAAGCATAAAGTGAAAAGTAAAAAGGAGGAGTAGCTATGGCTTTTATGGGTGTTGAGACACTAAAAAACAATCTCTCGAATCCAGCACGCACCTATCTGTGGGAAGTAATGATACCTAACCCTATCGGGACAGGTGACACAGATACG